AGTGGCGCAGAACTGGATCAAGCAGGAAGACGGCACATTTGTGGCGCCTCCTGAGCCTGAGCCTCCCGTGGTTGAGCCTGAGGAGCCCACTACTTAATACTTATTATGTTAACTCTATTTGGCATCAAGGTCTCCATTGAGACCATCACTTTCTTTGTTCTTTTCCTTGCCTCCGAGATCATCGGTGAGAGCAAGTTCAAGTCCAATGGTATCGTTCAACTCCTTGCCAACGCTGTGGGTGCTCTGAAGCCCCTTCGTAAGGAAGATGACAAGATCGATCAGATCAAGAAAATCATCCAAGGCTGAGCAATGACTGTGTTGCCAGTAAGGCAATACTACGCTCAAACGGATAGTGTAACCAGGCACGGAGATCGGATGTGTTATAGCTCAACATGTGCTATGGCAATCAAGTATCTCCGGCCTGATGCCCTGCGTGGTAGTAATGCTGATGATGACTATCTAAAGACCGTACTTAAATACGGCGATACAACTCAATCCACCTCTCATATAAAGGCCTGTGCTGACTATGGAGTGTTGGCAACCTTCTACCGTAACGGCTCGCGTCAGATCCTCCGCAAGGAATTGGATGAGGGCTTCCCCGTAGCCACTGGGATCCTCCACTACGGCCCCGTAACCAGCCCTAGGGGCAGCGGCCATTGGATGCTTCTGATCGGGGATGACGGCACCAACGGTATCTTCCATGACCCCTACGGTGAGCTAGATAACGTCAACGGCGGCTACGTCACCATTGGTAGGGGTGGTAAGGAAGTCAAGTATTCCTGGAAGAACTGGCTTCGTCGTTGGGAGATCGAAGGTCCCCGCACGGGTTGGTTCATGACTTTCCGGTCCACTAAGCAACCTTCTACTCCTGTTGAGAATACATGGGAGGGAGTTAAAGCTGCAGCCAAGATTGCGGGGGCTAAGTTTCCCCAAGTGGCCGCTGCCCAGTGGGCTTTGGAGTCTGGCTGGGGTAAACACACCTCAGGTAAGAACAACTTCTTTGGAATCAAAGGGAAGGATGGTGAAGGAACCTTTGTCCAAACCACCGAGTTCATCGCTGGAATGGAAAAGAAAGTCAACGCCTGGTTCAAGAACTATCCCTCCCTCCAGGACTGTGTGACTGACCTGATCAATAAGTGGTACAAAGACTACAAAGGATATAAGGGTGTTAACCGTGCCTCTAGTGTTGAGGAGTGTGCCCAACTTCTTGTTAGGGAAGGTTATGCAACGGATCCCATGTATGCCACCAAGCTAATTGCATTGCTTAAAGACCATGATTGAAACAGTTCTCACTGGGGTTGTGTCCCTGGTTATTGGCGCTAGTGGTGGTGTCCTTGCACTAACAAGTAAATCAAGTGGACGTATGGATGAGATTGACAAACGGATTGATGGTATTGAAATCCGTCTTGCTGAGAAATACGTCCCCCGTCAAGAACTTGCTAACGCCCTCCAAAAGATGGAAGATCACATGATTCGCATCGAATCGAAGCTGGACCAAATCGTATTACTTAGAAATGGCTAAGAAGGCAAAGGCTACAGAGGAGCAGTTCAATGAGCTGCACCGCCTTGTCACTGAAGAGCTACTTAATCGGATTAAATCCGGTCAAGCATCAACTGCTGATCTTAAGGCTGCTTGTGACTGGCTTAAAAACAATGATATTAACGGTATTGCTCTTGAAGGTTCCCCTCTTGATCAACTTGTAAGCATCTTGCCCAAGATTGATCCAGAACTAGTTCGGAGTCGTATGTATGGCACGAGATTGGAAAGCCGAGTATAAGGCTCGTGCAACATACCTAAAAGATTACCGACGCGCTCATAAAAAAGAAGATGCTGCAAGACATCGCGCACGTAGGTCCATAGGTGATATCCCTGCTGGTCATGAAGTAGACCACAAGGATAGTAACCCAATGAATAATTCAAAGGATAACTTACGAATTATTCCACGTAAAGCAAATCGTGCCAAAGGCGCACGTAAGGCCAACGCTAAGCGGTAATGACTCCACTCTTCCCGTCACCTGAACACTATCTACAAAACCTAATAACGATGACAAGCTCTGAAGCAAAGAGGCTACACCGTCGTGCAATTAAAGAACACTTTAACTGTCAATGTGTTTATTGTGGATTAACTTATGAACTGGATCAACTAACCCTTGATCATGTACGACCGAAGGCATATGGAGGACCAAACCTTACCTCCAATCTTGTACCAAGTTGTAAAGAATGTAATAGGTGTAAGGGAAGTCAAAACTGGCTCTCTTGGATGAGAGCTACCTTTGGGGAGAACCCAAATAAAGAACAAACTATTTTATCTTGGATTAATTAATTATGGCTAGCCCTAGTAACAATCGTAATCGTGGTGCCCGTCCTACTGGTGGAAAGGGTGGTGGTCGTGCTGGTAAACCTAATAAGCCTGTTGCAGGTACAAAGGATAAAACTGTTCGTGTACCTTCATCTTGGAATGCACAGGTAGTAGACCCTACAAATAACCGTGGTGCAGGTCAACGACCAACTGGTGGTCAGGGTGGTGGTCGTGCTGGTAGGCCCAGTGGATCTATTGCGCGTCCTCCTAAGCCCCCCACGACTACAGCTAAACCTACTGCAGCAACTACTGGTGCAGCAAAAGCTACCGTAAAAGGTGCAGCAAAAGCTACCGTAAAAGGTGTAGCTAGTAAGGCTCTTATGGTGTCTGCTATTGCAGCCCAGATCGCTGATATTAAAGGTGGTTTTGATCGGCTGGCTAATCACCCCCTTATTCAAAAGATGGATAAAGGTGGTACTTCTAAGGGAGACAACCGTACCAACCGTCCAGGGGGTCGTGGTCGTACTACTTCAGATGCAACGCCGACCCGCCCAGGGACTCCTAGCGGTGCCGGCTCCCGCCGTGGTGCAGCTCCTGTACCTGGTGGTGGTGGCTCTAAGCCTAAAAAGCCTTCACTGTCAGCTATTGACTACGAGAAACTCTTTATTCCAGAAGGTGGGCGTGGTAACTACGGCCTCGATAGGAAGCCCCAACCTGTAGCACCCCTTCCCCCCTCTGTCCGCCGATCCTCCAATGGTGGTAGTGGCTCCAGTACCCCATCCAGGGGTGGAACTACTCAACGTAAGGGTAGCTCTTCACCTTCGGCAGCATCTAGCTCCTCTACCTCTGGTTCCCCCGCTAAACCCGGTCAAAAGTGGAATGATTTCAATCCCAACCGTGGTACCAGTAAGACCAACAACCCCCTCATGAAGGATCTTGTTGGACGCATTAAAGATCGCGAAGACCGTGATCAATCCTCCAAGGCTTCTAAACTCACCAGTAAGTTTAACACCGAGTCCTACTTTAGTGGTGAAAAGGTGGATGGATCTAAGGTAGACACCAAAGCCAAGATCAACTCCACTACCTCTGAATACGATAAGAAGAAGCGCCGGTACGGTGGCTGATCGTTAACACCCTCTGAGAGGTCTCTACAAGCTTCTGTAGGGCCTCTCTTTCTCGTTCTAAATACATTCTATCTATGAAGAACATTCATAAGCCTTCCGGGCCATCTAAGGGTGGTCTGAAGATTGCTGGCCATATGACTGAAAGTGATCGCCAAATCCTCCGTGATCACGAGAAAGTAATCCTTAAACAAAGCCCTGCTATTCAAAAGAGGGAATTTGAGCGCATGAACAAAATGTATAGCAAGTATGGTATGCACTTTGGTGCTTAAAGGCGTTTAAATGAATGATATCCTCGCCTCCTTGAGGGGCGATTTCAAGCTCTTTCTACAAGCCCTATGGCAACAGCTTGATCTCCCCTCCCCTACCCGTGCTCAATACGCCATCGCAGATTATCTGCAACATGGACCTAAGCGTCTACAGATCCAAGCCTTTCGAGGAGTCGGAAAATCTTGGATTACTGGAGCGTTTGTGTTGTGGACACTCTTTAATAACGCTGAGAAAAAGATCATGATTATCTCCGCCTCCAAGGAACGGGCGGATAATATGTCAATCTTTCTTCAGAAGCTAATCATTGAAACCCCGTGGCTCGTCCATTTGAGGCCAAAGAGTGATGACTGCCGGTGGTCTCGCATTAGTTTCGATGTTAACTGCTCACCTCACCAAGCACCATCCGTTAAGTCCGTAGGTATCACAGGCCAACTCACTGGCTCTCGTGCCGACCTAATGATCCTTGATGACATCGAAGTTCCTGGTAACTCGATGACTGAGATGATGCGTGAGAAACTTCTGCAACTCTGTACAGAAGCTGAATCCATCCTCACACCAAAAAAGGATTCACGAATCATGTACCTGGGTACTCCCCAGACCACGTTCACAATATACCGTAAGCTTGCTGAACGTAACTACCGTCCCTTTGTTTGGCCTGCTCGATTCCCCCGTTCACTTAGTAACTACGAAGGTCTCCTAGCCCCACAACTCCAAGAAGACATCGATAGTGGGGCTGATTCCTGGGCTGTAACAGACCCTGATCGCTTCTCTGATGATGATCTATTGGAACGTGAAGCAGCAATGGGTCGTAGTAACTTCATGCTTCAATTTATGTTGGATACTACTCTCAGTGACGCTGAGAAGTTCCCACTTAAATTTGCTGACCTTGTTGTTACCTCAGTTAATCCTACCCAAGCTCCAGACGCTGTGGTCTGGTGTAGCGACCCAAGAAATGTCCTCAAAGATCTCCCTACCGTAGGTCTCCCTGGTGACTATTTCTATTCACCAATGCAACTACAAGGCTCTTGGGAACCCTATACAGAGACCATCTGCTCCGTTGACCCCTCCGGTCGGGGTAGTGACGAAACAGCAGCAACCTATATCAGTCAACGTAATGGCTTTCTCTACGTTCACGAAATACGAGCGTATCGCGACGGTTATAGCGACAATACACTTCTTGACATCCTGCGTGGGTGTAAGCGGTTTAATGTTACGAAACTCCTTATTGAAACCAACTTTGGTGACGGTGTCATCGCAGAACTCTTTAAAAAGCACCTTCAACAAACCAAACAAGCTATTGACGTTGAAGAGGTGCGAGCCAACGTCCGTAAGGAAGACCGCATCATCGATGCCTTAGAGCCAGTAATGAACCAACACCGACTCATCATTGATCGAGGCGTGGTGGAATGGGATTACGCATCTAATAATAAAGCAGCTCCTGAAGAACGTCTCCTTTATATGCTCTTCTATCAGATGTCTCGTATGTGCCGGGAGAAAGGTGCAGTAAGACACGACGACAGGATTGACTCCCTAGCTCAAGGTGTTAAATATTTTACAGATGCCATGGGTATCAGTGCTTACGAAACTGTTAAACAGAAGCGAATGGAAGACTGGTCAGACATCCTTGAGACCTTCCTGGAGGACCCCCAGAGTGCCGCTAATCATTTGGTCCTAGGGATGGACCTAGAGACCCGTCAGAAGGCTCGTGGAGCCACTAAAGGGCATGCTCCTACCTGGATATCGCTTAAGTGATACCAAGGGATCTGGCTGACGACTCACTATAACGGGGGGGATGGGGGAACTGAATCCCGACTAACCCCTCTCTATAGACATCCTGGGAATGATGTCTCTGTGAGTACTGGACTAGTACTGGTTAAATCAAAAGACACAAATCAATTAATTTAACTAGTACAGAATCCTTATATCCTCAGTGAGCGAAGCGAACGGGTGATTGGATATATATAGTATTCAATTACTCTTTTAATTAACTTGTTGGGGTTAAAAGGAAGACTGAATCAAGATCATCTGAATGGCCTCTTGAAGGGCCATCTGAATGATACAGGATTCATTCTTATGTATTAAAAATTACTATGTCTAGAACACATCGTAAACGTCCCTATGGTTACCCACACCGTAACCCCCAAACACTTAATGAACTTAAGCAAGTAAAAGTAAGTAATGATTACTACGATACTCAATATTGGGTAAGTACTCGTACTCGTTATATCCCTACCGCTTGGGATGACTTACTAGCTAGTAGTTACAAACAACTTGACTTCAAACCCACTATATGAATCACACAGTCAATCTCATCCACATCACACCTAATGCTGAAGAACTTATTGCCTACATGGCTAGAGTGTCTAACCCAGCTAAGCAATCAAACACTGAGACCAGTGCTAAACTAATTAAATACCTTGTTGATCATAAACATTGGTCTCCAATGGAAATGGTTAATATGTGTGTAGAAATTAATACTACTAGATCTATAGCAGCTCAGATACTTCGGCATCGGAGTTTCTCCTTTCAAGAGTTTAGTCAACGCTATGCTGATGTAACTACTATTGGTACTCCTGTTATCCCGTCACTAAGACGCCAGGATACTAAGAACCGCCAGAATAGTATTGATGATCTAGATGTATCAAAGAAAGAAAACTATTACCGTAGGATTCATCAACTGTTTGCTGAAAGTGAAGATCTCTATCGGGAGATGGTAAGTAACGGTGTGGCTAAAGAATGTGCAAGAGATGTACTACCTATGTCTAGCCCCTCCCGTCTTTATATGAACGGTACTGTTAGATCCTGGTTGCATTACTGTGATCTACGTTGTGCTAATGGTACTCAAGCTGAACATCAAACCTTAGCTTTTCAAGCAAAGAAGTTATTGATGGATTATTTACCAAATGTTTGTGAAGCAATGTGGACAAAAAGCTAAGACTACCTGAGTTTAAGATTCTTTTTAGTCGACTAAATTGTGCAATCCCTTGGGTAGATCACCTACTCCTGGGGTTCCTGTGGTGGTTAGAAGAAAAGGTAATTGATTCTCGAATAACGAATGAAGTTACTCAAGCAATTGAAGAGTACGATCAGATCGATTCACCTGTTGTATCGTTACCGGATCCTGTTTATACAGAGATCGATTCACCTACTTCTGAATTACTACCTGAGTTGCGTCTACAAGCCCCGTGGAGGCGTGAGTAATGGATTATCCGTGTACTGGGTGCGGTGAGTGTTGTAAACGTGTACAGACGGTCCTAGAGGGGTCTCATGATCATCCTGTTATTCGGGAGTTAGTCAAAAGGTTCCCGTACAAAGCACAAGAGGATGGATCCTGTGAGATGTTGACAAAGGAAGGGAGATGTTCAGTTTATGACACACGACCTCTGCTTTGTAATATTAAATTGTTACGTGTACTTCTTCAGGCTGATGAAGAAGAGTATTATCGAACTAATAGTTACTGGTGTAACTTGATGATTCGGGAAGCGGGTTTGGGGGAGGAGTATCTGGTGACTTTGGATTTTTAACAGAAATTTCTCAAGCCTTTACGCTATGGCAGGGGCGCAGAATTACCCCCCATGCCCCCCTTTTTCCTGGTTAATGCTGTCGCTAGTTAGGTTATCTGGTAGAAAACACTTATCTAGTAGTACAAATAACCTATTAGCTACGCCTTACTGCGAGCGATTCTCAATAAGCCTCTGCTGAATCTCTCATAATCTGTGCGCAATCCCGTTGCATATATAGATCGCGCAGATCTATTCAACGGCTGATCCTGGCGTGATTGTGTTGATATGTAAACTAGACCTTTCCACTACCGGAGATAGTGCTGTATGTTGGTTGCATCGGACAAGGGAGCGGGAACGACACCCGCCAACCCTGACCGCCAGACAATCAGGCTCAGTCCTGATAGTCGACCATCACCGCACCTAGACAATCCATCCCGCAGGGTCTGGCCTACAACCAGCAACCTTAACCAGCCAGTGCCAACTGGTATAACAACATGGCAGCCAGTGGTAGGGCTGAGGGATCTATATATAAAACATGGGCGCACCATCAAAAACACAATGGGCGGCACTCTTAGTAGCACGATGCTATGGGATCAAATCCCTGCCGTACCTATTGCCTATTCAATAGGCAACCTCTCCACTTGCCAAACAAACTAATGTTCATCTTCGATGAGTCTTATGATCGCGACAATAGTCTTCCTCCCCAAGGTATACGCGAAGACTTTGCAGGTTTAACCTTTGAACATGGCATGGACCCACAGACTTTATTAGATCAACTTGGTAGCTACTTACCTACTGATAAGTTGGCTGAGTTCATGGATGATTTAGCTAATGGCCGTGTCTAACTCTACCCACTAATCATAAGGACTTAACATCATGGACAACATCAACATCCGTATCACAATAGACAAGGATGCTCCCATCGATGAGTATTTAGTCGATGAGTATATCAACTGCTACATCACACTAGATGACGGCACTTATCAGGTCATCATTGAAGATATAGCCGAGACACTACTAGATACACTCAACCCTGATGAACTATGCGAGTTCTTAGGTATTGACTCTGAGTTTGTTATTGCCACTGAAGTATTGGAGTTTGCTTAATCATGGACTTTAACGATTCAATGTCTAACGATCAATTCCTAGACTTTCTATTCTACAAGGTCGTACCATTGAAGGACGAGTTAGATCTAGGCAATGATGATTCTTGCTGTGATCATTTAGAGTTTGAGAAAGTACATCAATTCTATCTACTCTAATCCCGATACGACATTAACAAGGACTTACCATCAACTCCATC